AACTGTATAAATATATACAGTTATGGCACAGAATCAATCATTTTTAAACGATTATACAAAGCACGTTAAAAGTACTAGTAAACGACAATCTAGGAAGTTTAAAGATTTGGATTTAGACTTTGGTAGACATCCAATTACTAATGACGTTAATGTGGTTGAAGACGCAATAGCAATAAAAAGAGCAGTCAGAAATTTAGTACAAACAAATTTTTATGAAAGACCTTTCCATCCTGAATTAGGTTGTGGTGTAAGAGAATTACTTTTTGAAAATTATAGTCCAGTTACTAATGTGTTTATAAAAAGAAAAATAGAAGAGTGTTTAGTTAATCACGAACCTAGAATCCAGTTAACTGGTATTAGAATAAATGAAGATGAATTTGGAGAAGGTTCAAGAGCAGATGAAATAGCAGGACCAATAAGAAGTACTGCTATAGATGAAAACAGATTACAAGTAGAAATTTATTTTAATATTATAGGTGTACCTAATCCACAATCAGTTTCAGTTACTTTACAAAGGATAAGATAAGATGTCGCAACATAAACTAGAAGTATCAGAATTAGATTTTGATAAAATAAAAGTAAATTTAAAAACTTTTTTACAAAGTCAAACACAGTTTCAAGACTATGATTTTGAAGGTTCAAGTTTATCTATTCTATTAGATGTACTATCTTACAACACCCATTACTTGTCATACATTGCTAATATGTCAACTAATGAAATGTATTTGGATAGTGCTGATATTAGAAAAAATATTGTTTCATTAGCAAAAATGTTAGGATATACTCCTACATCTCCTAGAGCACCAAGAGCTTATGTTGATGTTGTAGTTAATAATGCAACAGGTTCCTCGGTTACAATGCAGAAGGGAACAGTTTTCTCAACTACAGTTGACGCAGTTGAATATCAATACGTAACTAATGAAGATATAACAATTACACCAGTAAATGGAATTTATAAATTTGAAAATGTACCTCTTTATGAAGGAACATTGGTTACATTTAAATATACGTATGATGTAAATGATACTGACCAGAAATTTCTTATACCTAGTTCTTCAGCAGATACTTCAACTTTAAAAGTTACCGTTCAAACTAGTAATACAGATACAACGCAAAGCATTTATACTTTAGCGGGTGGTTATAATAATGTATCAAGTGAAACAAAAGCATTTTTTATACAAGAAGGTTCTAGTAATAAGTATGAAATTTATTTTGGTGATGGTGTAACAGGTAAAAAATTAGATGATGGTAATGTTATTATATTAGAATACGTTATAACTAATACAGTAAATTCAAACGGCGCTTCAAAATTTTCATTATCAGGAAATGTTGGTGGTTTTACAAATGTAACTCTAACAACTGAATCAAATTCTTCTGGTGGTGCAATTGGAGAAACAAATGAATCAATAAAATTTAATGCACCTTTACAATATGGTGCTCAAGATAGAGCAGTTACAGCAACTGATTATGAAACGTTAATTAAATCAATTTATCCAAATGCATTATCAGTTAGTGCGTGGGGTGGAGAAGATGATGAAACTCCAACATATGGTGTTGTAAATATTTCAATCAAAGCAAAATCAGGAGAAATTTTAACTGATACAACAAAACAAGATATTGTAACTCAATTAAAACCATATAACGTTGCTTCAGTAAGACCAATTATAAAAGATCCAGAAACAACTTCTGTATTAATTACTTCAAATGTTAAGTATGACGCAAGGGCAACAGCAAAAACTGCTGATACTATAAAGGCAGATGTTGTTGATAAGTTAATAACTTATAATGCTTCTACTTTACAAAAGTTTGATTCAATATTCAGATTTTCAAAAGTTACAGGTTTGATTGATAGTACAGATGATAGTATTTTATCAAACATCACAACTGTTAAAATAAGAAAATCTTTCCAACCTATACTTTTAACATCTTCAAAATATAGTATATATTTTAGAAATGCATTATATAATCCACACTCTGGACATTTATCAACAACAGGTGGTATATTAACTTCATCAGGATTTAAAATAGATGGTAATGATAATGAATGCTTTTTTGATGATGATGGCGCAGGTAATGTAAGATTATATTATTTAGCTAGTGGTGTAAAATCTTATTTAAATTCAGCGCAAGGTACTATTGATTATAGTACAGGTGCAATAACAGTCAATTCATTAAACATTGCGAGTATATCAAATATTAGAGGCGTTGTGTCAACAGTAGTTGAATTAAAAGTAACACCAAGTTCTAATGATGTTGTTCCAGTTAGAGACCAAATTGTTGAAATGGATATTGGAAATTCAAGTATAACGGTTACAGCTGATAGTTTTGTAGGAGGAAGTGCTGAGGCAGGTGTGGGATACACAACTACTTCCAGCTACTAATGACAAATGGCAAAGTTTAATGATAAAATTTCAACAATACTTTCTGGTCAACTACCTGAATTTGTAGTTACTGACCATCCAAAGTTTGCTGAATTTCTTAAAGTCTATTATCAATTATTAGAGTCTTCTGAATTATCAGTAACTTCTGTTAAATCTACAGAAGGTATCTTATTAGAAACAGAAACAGCACAAGCAAATAATTTAGTACTAAACGCAAGTTCTAAAGGTAGTGCAAGAACATCACTTGACGCAGGTGATAAAGTTATTTTTGAAACTTTTTCTGGTACTGAATATGGAAAATTTGAAAGAGGTGAAACAGTTACAGGACAAACTTCTAATGCAACTGCTGTTGTACTAACAGAAGATTTAGATACTGGACGTTTATTCATATCTGCTCAAGATAAATTTATAACAGGTGAAATAGTTGTAGGTGGTAGTTCAAATGCATATGCAACAATAGATAATTATAAACCTAATCCAGTAAATAATATTGCCGACCTAGTTAACTTTAGAGACCCAGACGGTGTAATAAGTAATTTCTTATCAAATTTTAGAGATGAGTTTCTTGCAACATTACCAGATACATTAGCAAACAATGTTAATAAAAGAAATCTTATAAAAAATGTTAAATCACTTTATCGTTCAAAAGGAACGAATAGAGGACACGAAATATTTTTTAGAATATTATTCAATGAAGAATCACAAACCTTTTATCCAAGAGAACAAATATTAAGAATATCAGATGGTAAGTATGATACATTAAAAGTTTTAAGAGTGATTGCTGATATTGGCGATACAACAGAATTAGTTGGAAGAACAATTACAGGTGCAGATAGTAAAGCCTATGCAGTTGTTGAAAATGTTACCAATTTTCAAATAGGTTCAGATACAGTTACAGAATTTATTTTAAATAGTGATTCTATTCAAGGAACATTTACAATTGGTGAGTCAATACAAGGTTCTGCTTCAGACGAAGACGATTGGTATATTAAAGCAACTATAACTGGTATTCCAGGAACAAAAATACTTACAAATGATGGTGCATTAAATGAAACTTCTGATACAATTAAAGTTGTTGCAGGTGGTATAGGTGCTATATTTAATATTGATGAAGTTGGTTCTGGTGGAATTACAGATGTTGTAATTAATAATAAAGGATCAAATTATGAAGTCGGTGATAAATTAGTATTTGATAATACTGGTACAGGTGGATTAAATGCAAGTGGTTTTGTAAGAGTTGTTAATGGTGGTATTGTAGACCAAAACAATAGTAAAGATGACGCTACAGGTGTAGAAGACCAAATAGTTTTAGAAGAAGGTACTATGGCAGGCGACCAATATTTTGGTAATAGTATTATGCAAGAAAAAAGTACAGGTGCAGGAACAATTGAAAAAATATTTTTAATTTATAATGGAACAGGATATACTTCATTACCAAGTGTAACTATAACATCAACACTTGGTGCAAATGGAAGTGTAAATGCGTGGGGTGATGAAATTGGAAGAATTGTTGCATTAAAAACAATTGAGTTAGGTAAAAAATATCAAGACGCTCCTAGTCCTCCAATATTAGAATTTTATAACAGTTGTGTATTAACAGGTGTTACTGGTCTATTTACAGTAGGGTTATCTTGTACAGTTTCAGGTGGGTCAGGAACTATTGTTTCATATAACACTTCTACAAATGTATTAAGAATAAAAAATATTACAGGTGCATTTACAGAAGGTCAAGTATTATCAGCAGATTCAGGTGGGTCAGGAACTATTAGTAAAATTGATGTTGCAACAGCAAATGTCAATGTAGTTTCAATTGCAGATACAGATGGAAAATTTATTAATGAAGATGGTAAAATTTCTGAAGTAACAATGAAAGTACAAGACAGTAGATATTATCAAGATTTTTCTTATGTATTAAAAGTTGCTAGTTCAATTTCAGTATGGCGGGATGCATTTAAAAAGACAATGCATACAGCAGGATTCTATTTTACAGGTCAAGTAGATATTACTTCAAGATTAGATGTTAGAGGATCATTACCATTAGTTGGTGCTGTTTCTGGTAGAACGGAAGTTGAAATACCATTAATTGCAATTCTTAACACTTTATTCTCGGTGATATTTGGTAGAAGATTAGGAACGATAGATGATGGAACATCTTTAAGACCAAAAGCTCACGAAGCTGGAGCTATTGATTTAGACCATAATACAAATGAACATTTTGAAGCAAATCAAAGAGATATAACTTTAATAAGACCAGGTTTAGAGATAGATTATTTAAGTAGAAAAAGGGCAACAATAGGTGGTCAATTTGTTAAAGCTGGTTACGCATATGCTGGACCAAAATGGGGAACACTTAATAAGTATGCAAATACTATATTTAATACTTCGGTTGGTGGTACAGGACATACGTTTGAACAATTAAATAATTTAAAAGTATTTGGAACAAGAACTAGTTTAGATGGTCAAGGTGGAGTTTTCTTAATGTCTTCTCATCCTGAAGGACAGAAAGTTAAGATGAATCTTGCTTTTCCTTCATTCTTAACTTATAGTAATAATGAGTTTAGTAATACAGTAACTAATTTTTCTCAAACTGGTCCAACTTTTGATGATACAACACCGTAATATCATTATAAATAGTAAAGTAATTTAAGGAATAAATGACAAAAAAATCAATAGATATAGGCTCAGCAGCAAATGACGGAACAGGTAGTAATCTACGTGTTGGTGGTGGTATTGTAAATGATAACTTTAATGAAATTTATACTGCTATAGGTGATGGTTCTACTATAGACCTGAATAGATTACGTCTTTTAGCAGGTGGTACTGGAATTGATACAACTTTAGTTGGTAATACTGTAACTTTTGATATTGACTCTACAGTTCTTACAGAAACATCAACAGATACACTATCAAATAAATCAATTGATTTAGCAACTAATACTATTACAGGTACTACAGCACTATTTAATACTGCTTTATCAGATGATAATTTTGCGACAATTGCTGGTACAGAAACTCTTACAAGTAAAACTTTAACTAGTCCAGTTATTAACACACCAACAGGTGATGTAGTAACATTAACTGGTGCTCAAACTCTTACAGATAAAATTTTAACAAGTCCAGAAATTAACACACCAACCGGTGATGTAGTAACTAAATCTGGAACACAAACTTTAACAAATAAAACATTAACAAGTCCACATATTACTACACCATCAGGTGATGTAGTATCATTATCAGGTTTTCAAACCATTACAAATAAAACTCTTACAACTCCTATAATTACAGGTTCTTTATTCAATATTGCAGATGATACATCAACAACTTCTTCCATAGAACAAGGAGATGTTTTAAAAATAACTGGTGGTACTGGTATAAGTTCAGTTGTAAGTGGTGATACAATTACATTAACTGCTTCAGGAATTACAAATTCAGAATTAAGTGGTACTGCTGGAATTACAAATGCTAATTTAGCAAATAATTCAGTTACTATTGGTTCTACAGCAATTTCATTAGGAACAACTGCTTCAACTATAAATGGTTTATCATTAATAGGTTCTGCTTATATAACAGTTAGTGGACAAAATTCAGCAATAAGATTTAATCACGCAAATTTAGCAGCGTTTCCTAGTTATACTACGTATTCAGGTTCACCTGCTTTAGCAGAAGATACACTTAAACCTTATGTAGCAACTTCTTCAGGTTGGGTTGAAATGTTAACAGAAAATTCTAGTGCTGATGATATTTCAAATATAAGTATGGTAGGAATTACTGATGGACAAGTATTGGCTTGGAGTTCTTCAACTACAAAATTTGTACCAACTGCTGCCGCTAGTGCTACACCTTTCACAACAGATAAAACAAATGTTGGTGATGGTTCAACAACAGGATTTACAATTATTGCTAGCAGAACTGTAGATAATATTTTAGTTTATGTAAATGGTATTTGTTTAGTACCAACAGACGATTATACAATTTCTTCAACAACATTAACTTTCATAACAGCACC